GACACGCCCTGTGTGGCCGTCACCGAATTGTGCGTAACATCGCTGCCCGTCTTGACCGCTTGGTCTAGGTAGTCGCTGAAATGACGGCCATCCCACTTGTCGCTGTCATCGGCATAGTCTGCCTTGGTGGCGCTAGCCGCGTGGTTGGCCTCGTCCACCAGCCCCGCCTCGTCGGCATACCCCGCCTTCACCTTCTCCACGCTCGAGTCATCTGCCTCCGCCGCCTTGTCTCGCAGATACAGATAACCCTCATCCATCGACAGCGCATCAAGCACCGCCTTGTTCGCGTGGCTGTGACCGTCGCAGTTGCTGCTATCGCCGCCAACGCTCCCGCTGCTGCCAACGCTCACACTGCTCACGCCGCTCACGCTCACTCCAGCCTCGCGCAGCCGCTTGCTTCGCGGCTGTGCCGTCCGTCTCACCGTCACCACATTATATTTCTTTGCCATTGCTCATTTCCTTTCTTTGTTCATTCATATTCTATTCCTTCATAATTGTCTGCCACAAACTCCACCATCTTCACCTCACTCTCATCCTGCATCAAATCCTGCACCTCGCTCAGCAGCACAAACCGCCCGCTTGTCGACTCATCCGTCAGCACCTTCACCTCCGGCAACAACCGAACTGTCCCGCTCAGCGTCGCCTTGCGGCTCGCATACTGGCTGTATACAGTCCCTATCAGCAACCGCTCAAGCCTATCCGTAACCCCGGCACGGCTAAACTCCGCTATCCCCTTATACTCTCCGTCCATCACCAATCCGCGTGCCGACGCACTTGCCACCTTCGTCCCAAGCGTGCCAACTATCGTCTCTATCTCACACCCCTCCTTCGCTCTCCGGTTCACCCATGCCGTGTCCTCAACATCCTCCTGCTCCACACTCGTGCCGTTGCTGTTCACAACTGTCACCGTCGCATCCTTATACATCAACCATCGCGCTCGGCTCCATATATCCTTCTCCTCACGCTTATAGTCAAACTGATGCACTCCGCGCCCAACCTGCAGCTCCAGCCAGCCTCCCGTCGGCGGCAACTCTATATACTCTCCCTCACCTCGGGCGCTCCACTTCTTCGGCAGATCATCTCGGTAGTAGCCTATTATCTGTCGGTTCTTCTTCCATCCTCCAAAACCCGTCGCACTCTTCCTATTCTCAAAATCATAGTATGCCAAATACATACACCCCCACTTACCTTCGCCGGCTACCCATCGGCACGCACTCTGCCCATACCCGTTGCCCAGCATCACTCCACTGTTCTCGTAGTGATACAGCACCCTTCCGCTTGCATCCTTCAAGTTCAGCATCACCGGCACATACCCAAAGTTCGCCCAGTCATTCAGCCTGTCCCAATTCCCCTCCTCATTCTTCGACGCTGCACTCTCAAACGGATTATACCTCACGTCAAACAGCACGCTCAGCTCAACCTTCAGCTTATAGTTCGTCCGCTTATAGCTGACATACCCCAAAAAAGCTTGCCCCGTCGTGATTATCTCCTTCGACGCATACACACCGTTTTCATGCACCCGCGCAAACTCACCGTACACCGTGTCATACACATTCTCCACATTTCCCCTGTAGCCGCACACCACGCACGCCTCGTCATTGCCGCTATACTCACTGTCTATCCTGGCAAACTTTGCCCCGTTCGCCAGCGTCAACCCAAGGCCGCTCTGCTCGCCTACTGCCATCCTAAAACCATCTGCAGCCTCCTTCCAGTCATTATCCATCAGCCAAAGCTTCCCCGTCACATCCGGCAGCACATCATCATGCTCCATGCTCCCATCTATCAACGTAGAGTCCGCGTATGGCGAAAACGTCACCGTCACGTCATTATACACCACATCAACACCCAGCACAGCGTCATCACTCTTCCACCACACCTCCTCGCTCTCCATGCCATCATACAACGCATTCAGGTCGTACACATACACCTTGCCCCCCTTCTGCACCATCCTCAGCGCAAACGGTTGCAACACTGCCTCCAGTACCTCTCGGTACGTCTTCGCCTCTCCATCCTCATCATAAAAATTCTCGTTCAGCAAATACAGCTTTCCCATGTCAATCACGCTCCCGCCACGCTCAGTGCTCACCTTCTTCACAACATCCTCGCTGCCAAGTCCCGCTGCCGCCAAGCATGTCTCCACTATCTCCTCCATAGTGCTAACACCCGTCTTGTCCCAGCTCTTTCGCTCCAACAGCGCAAAGTCACTAAACGTAAACTCAACCTCATAGTCCCGCTTCCACGCATACGGCTCCTCATACAGCTCCGCATCCAGCGCACCCGTCCAGTACAGTGCACCGTCCCTACGCACCTCTGCCACTATCGCCCCCGGCTCAACTGTGTACAGCTCCACATACTTCCTGTCCTCCTCACTCACCAACCTTAGCGTCATCGACGACCCCTGCACAGCCGCAAGCTTGTCCACCTCCGCCCACTCTATGCACACTGCCGCATCGCCCGCAAAAATCAGCTCACCGACCCCTGCCGCACTCTCGTCCACGCTCCGTATAACAACCTCATACTCCACGCCTTCCTCGCTCGCAAACACACCTTTATATATATCCACCATAGCTTTATTACTTTTTTACTCTTTACTCTTTACTCTTTACTTCTCACTCTCATCGCGTCCGGCTCCTAAACCGTTCCTCCTTCGCCAGCACACCAACAAGCGTCCGCCCGTCTATCCTGAAGCGAACCTCACCGCCCGCGCCGCCGCCCTGTGGCTCTATCAACGACTTCAGCTTGCTCAACGGCGCCACAACCTCCGGGTTGTTCGCTGCACCCGCATACTCGCCAAATATGCCCAGCGTCGGCCCGTATGCTATGCCCCCGTCCGCAAACTTTGGCAACGATGCCATTATCCCCAGCAACGTCGCTACCATGCCGCCGCCTATCGCTATGCCTACCCACGGTATGCTCGCATGCGCCGCCATCGTCTTCGACGCCGCTTCCGCAACCTCCGCAGTCGTCACCTCGCCCGCAGCCGTCACCTCCGCGCTCGCTGCTGCTACCTTCGCCGCTGCGCCCTCCTCGGTCGCCGCCTGCTCTGCCTTCTTCGTGATGCCCAGTGCCTTCAGCACTGTGTCAACCACGCCCACAATCTTTCGCATCGACTCATACACCTCTATAGCTCCGTCCACCACTGCCGTAGTCTTCTTCCACGCATTGTCGTTCCCCTTCAGCGCTTCCGTCACGTCCGTCACACCGCTGCCAACGCCCTTCACTGAGCCCCACACGTCCGTCAGCTTCGTTTCACTCAGCTTCAACTCCGTGCCCCAGTCCTTCCACGTCTTCAGCATATCTTGCACACGCTTTCGCTCCTCGTCGCTCAACGGGTTCTTCACATCATCAAGCATCCGCTGCAGCTCCTGCACCTTCTTCTTGATGCCTTCCATGCCCATCAGCTTCAACTCCAGCTTCAGCCACTTCCCGCTCATGCCTTGCATGCGCTCAACGTCAGCTCCCATATCCGCTATTGTCACCGGGCGAGACAACAGCTCTCGCTTCCGCTTCAGCGCCGATATCGTCTGCTCTATCCCCGAAATTTCCTCTGCCGTTGCACCCTTCATCCGTGCCTCATAATATGCCACAGCATCATCCAGCTTCTTCAGCGTGTTCAGTTTCCCTATATCCTCAGGCATCTTTATCGCTGCCAGCGCTTCGTCCCACTTCTCCTTCAGTGCCTTCAGCTCATTTATGCGTGCCTGCACCTCCTCGCGCTCAGTCACCCCAACTCGCTCCAGCTTACCTTCCCAATACGTCAACTCATCGCTCAGCTCTCTATACGTCTCTATCTCTCCAACCGGCTTCTCAACATGCCCGGCCTCCTCAATCGACTCTTTTAATTTTTCGAGGTTTGATATTTCCTTTTTTATTGCCGCAATTTGGTCTATCGGCGCGCTGCTCAATAAAGATTGCTGATACGACAATGCCTGCGAGATGTCATCTAATGTCTCGTATTTTGTAGGTTTACTATATGATGCCTGTAGCTTCTTAATAGCATCCTGACTTTTGTTAAGCACCGCTATCATTTCAGACAAACGCTTGATTTCTGCTACTTGCGCCGGGTCAGTTTTTTCAAGCTTATTCTGATAGTATGTTATGTTGTTGCCAAGCTCCTTGAATGACTTTGCATTAGCAATAAGATGTTTTCCGTCATACTCATTTTTGTTTGATGTAGATGTAGATGACAAATTATACTGCTTACCCAATTTAGCATAGCGGTCTTGCATCTGTTTTAATTTTTTTGCTTCGGCGGTGGCATTTTTTGCATTTGTGCCGGCAAGCCGCTTCACCTTTGTCTCTTGATTTTCGATGGCTTTACCCAACTGTTCATAGCTCATCTTTTGCCAATCCACAGACTCTTTGGCTTTCAAGCCGCTTGCTGCCGCTTTTTTATTAGCGCCGGCAACCTTTTCTGTGGATTTTGATTGTTTATCCAGCCCTTTAGACACATCGGAGGTGTCTGCCTTATCTGTTATTCCAAAAAATTTCTTAACCCATTCCCACGCCTTTTTAACGACGCTCGAAACCAGTTCAAACCGCTTAACAAGGTGTGTCCATACTGCATTACCAAGGCTTTTCACTACACCCCAAACCTTGTTACACAACTTACGAAAACCTTCACAATTTTTATACGCTACAATGATAGCCGTGACAAGCCCGGCAACCGCCAGTACGACAATAGCAACAGGGTTAGCACTCATAACTGCATTAAATGCAGCTTGAGCAACCGTCCATATTTTTGTCGCTGCCGCAACTGTTTTCTGTACGATAGCAGCTCTTGATGATGCCGAAACCAGGGCTGCTACTTTCGTTATGACGAGTTTAGTCGCACTAGACAACTGGCTAATACTTAACACCGTAAAACCAAGCTGCGAAACTAGATTGGTAATAGGACCTATAAAACTTGCGATTGCTCCCGCGCCGTCCATAAATGCATTCACTTGGTTTTGCATTGTCACATTAAGCGACTCGCCGGTAGATGCCATATTGTCGTATGACGATGCTATAGTGCCGGCGCTCTCAGCCATTGATGAAATATTTTCACTAAACTTTTCTTTTTGCTCTCCTGTTAAAGACGTAAGTAATCGAAGAGCTTCTGCACTGCCGAAGAGTTTTCCGTAAATCGTTTCAGAAAGTTGTCCGGTTTCGTTAGCATAAGCTTTAACACTCTCATCTAACTCATTTAAAAAGTTTTCAAAGCCACCGCAAGCTTTAACACTCGCTGCGTTAAAGCTGATGCCCATTGCTGCCGCAGCAGTCTCAGCTTCAGATGTAGGCTTGATAAGTGAGTTTAACACAGCTGCCAACTGAGTTGAAACTTCAGCGGTTTGGCCGGTAACGCCTGTTGTAGTAGCAAATACAGCCATAAGTTCGTCCATGGAAATTCCAAGGTTTGCAGCACTTCCACTTACACGTGGCAGAGCCTCACCCAAGGCTGCGAATGTTGTTTTACCATTCTTGGCAGTCATTTGGATTTTATCTTGTATTTCGCCGGCTTTGCTCCACTCCATGCCATACGTCTTGATCAGCGTCGACGTCACCGTCACCGTCTGCCCCAAATCAGCTATGCCGCCTACAGCCGCCTTGCTGCTCTGCTCCAAAAACTCCAACCAGTTCCCCTCAGGCACCCCGTTCGATATCGTCTCATAAAGCCCGTTCGCCAACTCCTCTCGCGCCAACGGCACACTCTTGCTCATCTCTACAATCTTCTCCGTTAGCTCGTCAAACTCCACGCCGCTCTTCCCAGCCATCGTGTTCGCAGCTCGCATCGCCGTCTCAAAACTGTTATACGGCGCTGCCAGCCCTGCCACCACCTCCTGCAACTTCTGTATTGCCCTTATCGACGTGTCAAGCACCAACGCCCCCTCAGCCATCCTCCGTATGCTCTCTCCTGCTCGGCTCGCACTCCCTACTATCGCCTCTATGGCCTCATCCGCATTGCTCGCCTCGATGGTCAAGTTTTTCAACACTCCACCATCGCCTCCCTTAATTTTTATCTCAAATTCTACAGATTTTGACATTTTTTTCTTACCTTTACACCGTTAAACTTTTCTACAAAACTATGAAATTAAATTCCGGTCACATATTCCTGTTGGTGATTGTCATCGTTTTTGTCCTTTACGTGATAATCCCTTCAGTCTCAGCCAAAGCCATCCTCGCCATCATTGAGGCTGTCTTGGTTGCAATTCTCCTTTATCTCGGCACTCCTGACCTAAATAAATAATAACATGTTTCTCGTTATCTCTGCTGCACCTTTTGCAGCTATCAAACACCCTAATCGGCATCTCTTTGCCGCTTCGCTTCTGTTCCTCACCTGCAGCACCTTGTCTGCAGGCTCTCCCACTGCGCAAACCTCGCAGCAACCTCAGTTCGTCTACGTCTCCGCTTCTCATTCCGCTAAATGCTATCATGCAACCTCCGATTGCTGGTCGCTAAAGCGCTCTTCCAGCATTAACAAAATTCCACTCTCAAAGGCCGCCGCATCAAAACGCCCGTGTCGCATCTGCCGCCCCGCTGCATTGCCGACCAAAAAACAGGCATCGCGCAAAGTCAAGCCAACACCCAAGCCTAGAGATTATTTCACCGCAGCCGAAAACGAGTAACCTCACCGCAGCCCGTAGCGTGCCTTCGCCGCTGCGTAGCGCGCTCGCACTTCCTCTGCACTCTCTTTACGCTCTGTCCGCTCCGCGTTGCCTTTCGGCTCATCCCATGCAAACTCTATCACGTCCTGCGGCCGTAGCCCCTTCTTGGCATACGGTTGCAGTGTGCACATGCACATCATTCGTGCTCGCTCCCAGCTGCTTCGCTCTGCTCTCTCCTCTCCGGCTCGCCATTGTCGCCATGTGGCCTCAAACTCCGATGGGGTGCATCGGCAAAAATCTTCCATGCTCATGCCAACACACCCCATCCCTATGCCCAGCAGCTCCTCTATGTCGGCTGCCTCTTCGTTTTTTTTTCGCCCTCAGTCGTCGCCATGCCGTCGTAAAATCCGTTCAGCGACGCCGGATCCAAATTGTCGGCAAACTCCTCAAAGTCCATGCCAAACTCTATCCCGTCAACCTTGCTCGCACTCACCACACAGTGCCACACAAAGCGCACCATGCTCTCCAAATCACTCACATCCAGTCGACTCACATCAACTCCGGTGTCGCGCTTAAACCTTATCATCGCGCCCATCGTCACCCGGCACGGATACTCCTTGCCACGTATGTTCAACTTCAACACTGCTCCGGTCGGTTTCGTTTCTCTTTTCATAACTCAACCTCCTTTCCTTATGCGTCAGTGCTGTCCGTCAGTCCGCTGCCAACCTTCTCAACCTTGCCACTATTCTCAAGCTGCAGGCTGTATTTGCCATCATCTCCCGCCTGTGCATCAGCCTCCAGCGTTGTGATGATATACTTGCCCTTATAGCCGCCCGTTGTCTTGCCTGTGCGCTTGTCTCCGTCACGCAGCGAGTAGCTTGCCTCTATCGGCTCGCCCGCCAACATCAAATCCTTCAGCTGGTCGTAGGTTGGCATGTCACTGTCGCCGTCTGTCAATATACAGCCATCGGCACTGATACTCTCCGAGAAGCTCTTCACATACTTCTCCTTCCACTTGCCGCTCGATGCCTCCTTCGTCACACGCTCGCCCGTCTCAGTGGTTGTGCTTACCTTGCAACCCGTCGAAAAAGCTAACGCATTGCCGTCTACGCTCAATATCAAATCCGTGCCGTCAAGCACACTATGGTTCTTTTCTGTTTCCATACTTCTTCTTTATTAAAATTGTTATTATCGCGCCGGCTGCCATGCCGACTATTATTCCTATCATTCCCGTTCCAATGCCGTTCAAACGCCGTTCGCTCACACTTCGCTGCTCGCTCTGCGCTCGCTCCAACGCCTCGGCTCGCTCTGCACTCGCTGCCCACAGCCGCTCATACAGTTCCACCTCTGCCTCCAGACTGTCACATGTCGCTGTCGCCACAATCTCGCTCCCGGCGCGGTTCACCTTCACCTCGGCGCGCCCGCTCCGCTTACTGTAGCTTGCGCCCTCAGGCAGTGTCATCACTCCCTCCGGCGTCACCGTCATGCTCACAGCCTCGCTCGCTATCGGCTCCCTCCACTTCATCACCAGCTCCTGACCGGTGCTGTCCTTCGCCGTGGCCTTCACCGACTCCTCCGCTGCCTTCACCTCGGTGTTGGCAACCTTTCTCCCCGTTCCGCAGCTTCCGCAGCACAGGGCAGTCATCAGCATAACGACAACTGTTTGCACTGTCAAGCGCCTTCCTAAATCGCGCAAGCTCTCGCTTCGTCGATGCCATCTCCTTCTTCGCGGCTTGCAAATCCTCTCTTGTCGCATTCAGCTCCTCCTTCAGTGGCTTCACTATGTTTTCTACCAATATGCGAGTGGCACGCTCTGTGTTGTCTATGCGCACCGTCTCCGCGTCTGCCCCGGCTTTCTCCGCCTCGGCATTCGCCTTCCGCACCGTCGATTTCATCGACAGCACACCGGCCATGCATGCCACCATGCCGCCACCAAGCACCCAGTTCGCCATCTCACTCCACTCCATGCCACTCGCTTTCTACTATTGTTTTATTCCAATTTCCTTCAGCCATGCCTGCACATCAAAACTCGGACACGCCTTCGCTGCCACCTCATTGTGGCCTATTATCCGCACCCCGGGCTGCCTCTCGTGAAATTCTTTCACATAAGCCTCCATAGCCTTTCGCTGTGCCTCAGTCCGTGTGTCCTTCGCCGTCTTGCCGTCCTTCGACAGCCCGCCGCAGTACACCACATGACGGCTCACTGCATTATAACCCTTAGCTCCGTTCGTTATCTCCCACGGGTCCACGTTCGCATCCTCATTGTTCGCCACAAGTCGCTCCACACGCCCATCCAAATGTATCATGTCCGTATAGCCAACCTGCTTCCAGCCACGCCCCCCGGCTGCCACCGGGCTCGTGTGCCATCGGCGTATGTCCGCTGCGCTCACCTCTCGCCCCTCAGGCGTTGCCGTGCAGTGCAGCACCAAATACTTCAACGCAGCCATAGCTCATCTTCAGTGCTATTCCTTACGCCTCAGCCTCAGCTTTCGCCACATAGCCACTGCGCATCACTACGCCCGCATCCGACTTCTTCGGCATGCAGATAAAGTAGTGACGGAAATTTATCTTATTGCGTTGATATTCCGGATCTGTCGATGCCTCGCTGTAGTACATCTTCGTCGAGCCTGTTGCCTTAAACACACGAGGCGTGTAAAATGCAAATGAGCATTCAAACTCTCCGGCTCCGGCTGTCGCATCAACATCCTTTTTCTTGCCCGCTACGGTGTATATCGGCGTGCTGCCATACTGATAAATCTCAAAACCATACATATTACCAACCTTGCCCGTATTGCGGTCTATGTTATACTGCTCACGGAACTTTTGGTCGGTCAACAACAAATCATTCACGTGGTCTGTGCAAAGCACCAGGCGGCGATTGTCGGTGGGCACATGAAGCTTGTCCATAGCACGTTTCATTGCCACCAAGTCGGCAACGGTCATCTTCAATCGTCCCGTCTCGGCATCACGCTCTCCGCTGGTCGACAACACCGGAGTCGCAGCGGTGTTTGAGCTTGCACACAGCGCATGTGCTGCCTTCTTAAACTTCGCATCATTAATGGCATTGGCGTGGCTCTCCTTCACCCTGCTCATCTTGTCATAACTGATGGCAAACAGCTCATCGTCGGTTATGGGTGTCACCTTCGTCTGAAACTTGTCAAGGCTGATTGCTATGTCGCCATCTTTCAACTCCTGCACAGGTATCGGGTAGGTCGTGTTATTTATCACCACGTCCGGGTCTATACCCACATCCACCAGGTGTATCACATCATTGTTAACTATCGACGATTGGTCGGGCACGCCGTCAAGCCATGTCCCTGCAAGATACTCACGCAGAGCCTTCACCAGCTCGCCCGTCCACACCTCTGTGTACACGCCTTCGCGCAACGCACATTTCTTCATTGGCACGGCACTCATCACCATGCCAACTCCCACCATTACTGCCGAGCAAACGTACGGATTTACCTCAAGCGCCATGCCCAGCGCTGCACCGATGATTATGTTCACCACCAATGCAAACAACACTTTTGTCAATTCTTTCTTCATTGCTTTTTCCTTTCTCTGTTCTCTGTTCTCAAATCTCACACTCATAGCCATATTCCGCTCTGTACAAGCGTTTATACTCTGCTGCATTCTCCTTGCGCAATCGCTTCAGTTCATCTGCCGGCACTTCGCTAAACTTGCTGTAAGTCTTCACTTCGGCCGAACTGCCACCGCCTGCCAACGCCTCCGTCAGCTTCACCGCCGGGCTCATCGCGGCGAAGGTAGCTTGCAATGTCTCAATGCCAACACTCTTGCCAAGGTTCACAAAATGCTCCTTCTTGTCAGCTCCGATTTTCTTCTCGGCTATGGCACTCTCAACGGCGCTTATCACGCCCGCAAGCTCCATCTCCGATTTCTCCTTAACCAACTGCTCATTTTCTTTCTCCTTGGCAAGCAGCTCGGCTATCTTCGCGCCGACTGCCGCTTCATCTGCCGTCTCCGGCAAGCCCATTTGCAGGGCTAATGTTTTTAATTCCATCTCTTTTGGTTTTTCTCGTTTATCACTTAGCTTCGGCAACGGATACTCTCCCTGTCCAAGCGTTAATAATTTTCCGTCTTTGCGCAGCACTATCGCTTCGTCGTTCGCGCCGATGTCAACCACGCTCACCTCAAACAGCTTGCTCTTCGTGATTGTCGGCGATGTCTGCCCGGCAACCACCATCTCCGCATCTTCGCTCATCTCTATGATGTCGATGCCAACACTCACCATCTTCAAGCTGCCAAAGTCCCATTGCTTCTTGCACTGCTTCGACAACTCCGATGCTTCGTCAAACACCAACTCCGCGGTGATGCCTCCATCTTCGGTTCTTATATCCTTCAGGTAGCCTATCACCTGTCCGCGCTGGTGCATATACAGCAGCACCGGGTTCTTCTCATACTGCTCTATGTTCATGCCCGCTGTCAGCACTCGTGTCCCGTAGCTGTTCAGCGCATCACTTGTTATTCTTACTCGTTTTGCCATTTTCGTTTCTTAAACTTTTCTGCAATATTACTCACTCTTCCATTCCCCTCCAAAAAAGTGTGCAACCATTGCACACTTCTATGCAACCGCTGCACTCTTTTTTGCACCTCCTAGCCTTATTCCTCATCTTTGTGCATCTTTTAACTCATTTTTAATATAATATATCATTATGACCAAAGCTGAAAATGAACGTAAAAAAGAGCTTGCCAGGGCACTCTTCATGTCCGGCTCGCCTCAAGACGATATCGCCGACAAAGTCGGCATCTCTCGTGTCACCATCTCGCGTTGGTGCAACTCCGAGGGCTGGAAAGAGGCGCGTGCCGCTCGCAACATCACTCGCCCCGAGCTTGTCAACAAGCTCCTCCTAACCATCGATCGTCTCATCGAGCGCGTTAACGCTTCCGATGACATCGACACCGTTGCCGGTCTCTCCGACAAACTCTCCAAGTTTGCCGCTGTCATCCAAAAGCTCGACAAGCGTGCAAACGTCGTCGATGCCGTTGAGGTGTTCATGGCTTTCAACAACTGGCTTAAATATCGCGCTTCAACTGACCATGAGGTCACTCCCGAGCTCATCAAAGCCATCAACCGTTATCAAGACAAATTCCTCATCGAGTCGATGGGCAAAAACTCCCTCTCATAAGCTATGGCTAACCCTTCTGCTGCCGAAACACGTGCCGCTCTCCAACTTTGGCGCGAACACTTCCGCGAGGTACAGGCTCTCACCGATGTCGCCATCGACACCGCCAAAGAGTCTCCGGCTCTGCGCGACCGTCGCATCCGCCGTCTCCTCGCAAACTATTCCGAGTTTTGCGAGTACTACTTCCCCCACTACCTCGCTTTGCGCGACAAAACAACCGGCAACACCGTGCGAGTCATCCACAACGCTCCATTTCACAACCGCGCCGCCGCCAAAGTCAAAAACACCCCAAACCTTAAGGCTGTGTTCAAATGGCCGCGTGGCCACGCCAAATCCACACATTTCGACATCTTCATTCCACTATGGCTGATGTTTCAGCCCAAGCCGCTCATTAACTTCATGGTTATTGTCGGCAAATCCGAAGATGCCGCCATGCGTCTCATCGGCGACATCCAAGGCGAGCTCGAATTTAACAACCGCCTCATTGCCGACTTTGGCGAGCAAAAAAATCTCGGCTTTTGGACTGACGGCTCTTTCAAAACCAAGTCCGGCGTCACATTCCTAGCTTGCGGCAGAGGCCAATCACCACGCGGATTGCGTGACCGCGAAGCTCGCCCCGACTACATTGTTATCGACGACCTCGACGATGACGAACTTTGCCGAAACGAAAAACGCGTCAAAGAGCTAACCGACTGGGTCAAAGAAGCTCTCTTCGGCTCGCTCGACGTTGGCCGTGGACGCTTCATCATGGTCGGAAACCTCATCTCCAAAAACTCTGTCCTCGCCGCCATTGCCGCCACACCCTCGGTCTACGTTTCAGAGGTCAAAGCAATCGACACTGACGGCAACCCCGTTTGGACTGACAAGTGGACTAAAGACGAAGCTCTCGCTGTCCGGCAATTCATGGGCTATCGCGCATGGGAAAAAGAGATGATGCACAACCCAATCAACGACGGCACAATCTTCCGCCATGAGTGGATTAGATTTAAAAAAATCCTACCTCTCAACCGCTACGACATGCTCGTCTGCTACACCGACCCCTCTTTCAAATCCACCACCGCTAACGACTACAAAGCCTGCCGCCTTTGGGGCAAAACAGGTCGTGAGCTTCATCTCATCGACACATTTGTCCGTCAAGACACCGTCTCAGCAATGGTGCGCTGGCTCTACAACCTCTACGAGTCTCTACCAAAAGACGTCGTAGTCTCATTCTTCATGGAGGCCAATTTCATGCAGGATATTATCCTCGACGAGTTTGCCGCCGAGGGCGACATCCGCGGATATCAACTCCCAATCATGGCCGACACCCGCAAAAAGCCCGAAAAAATACAACGCATCGAGGCCGTTTCACCGCTTTGGGAGCGCGGCTTCGTCTTCTACAACGAGGCTCTCCGCGACTCTCCCGACATGCAAGTCGGCATCGACCAAACTCTTGCCCTTGAGCGTGGCTCTCGCGTGCATGACGACGCCCCCGATGCAGATGAAGGAGCCATTTGGTTCCTGCAGCGCAATTCTCGACAACAAATTTATAAACCCGTGGCCATACCTCGCCACTCACCTAAAAACTCATGGTAACTATGTTTAAATTCTTCAAACAATGCATTTTCGCATTCCGCTACAAACGCGCCGTGCGTCGCGCTAACTCAATGGCTTGTCTCACCGGCCTGCGCTACTTTGTTATCCTCATCAACGGCAACATCCGCGTAGTCCCCAAAAAAACAATCAAGGAGCTAATTCACCGTCGACGCTTTCGCTCCGGCACCACCATTGCCGACATAGAGCGCTGCGCTCTGTTCATCACCAAATAATAGGAGGACTTTACCATGTTCCTAACTGACAATGATTTCAAAGTTGTTATCGGCGACAATGCCCTGAAGGTCATCTCGCAGACTTCCCCCGAAAATCTTACCCTCGCCATCAACGAGGCTATCGAAGAGATTTCCGGCTACCTCCGCCCCGCCTTCAACACCGATGCCGTCTTTGCCGCACAAGGCTCTGACCGCAACAACCTGATTGTTATGTACACAGTCGATATCGCCATATACCACCTCATCGCCTCGCAACCCCAAAAGTTCGGAGCTGACGTGCGCAAAGAGCGATACGAGCGTGCCATAAAGTGGCTCGAAGGTGTGCAGGCCGGCAAAATTGTCCCCGACCTGCCAACCCCCGATGCCGACTCCGATGGCAACCCGCCTTTCGGCACATATTTCACATCCCAACGCAAACTTCGTCACAACTGGTAACACATTATGAGCAGACATCCCAAAATTTCATCAAAGACGCAAAAAGTGTTTCACACACCTTACGGCAACATAAACCTTGCACGTTCGGCCGACAACCGCCGCGTTCAGGGCATCATCGCCGGCTTGCAGCAAACAGCCGACGCCCTCACTCGCAAAGACATCGCCGATTGGCGCAAAGCTTGGCAAATGGCCATCAACATTGACAACCCAAACCGCCAACGCCTCTACGACATATATCGCGACGTTGAGGTTGACGCACACCTCTCCGGCTGCGTAGAACAGCGCTGCGGCTTCGTCCTCGCCCACTCATTCAAACTCATCGACGCTAACGGCGAGGCTAACGACCAAGCCCTCCACTTCCTCGACCAAGAGTGGTTCAAGCGTCTCATGCGCCTGTGCCTCGATGCAAACTATTGGGGACACTCGCTCATTGAGCTCGGCGATGTCATCACCGACGGCGACGGCTGCCCTGCCTACGAGTGCGTACGCCTCGTCCCGCGCAAACACGTCATCCCCGAATACCACCGCTGCGTCACCAATGTCGGCGACGACTGGCAATCCGGCATTGACTATCACGAAAAACCTTTCACCGATTGGCTCATTGAGGTTGGCACACCCCTTTCTCTCGGCCTTTACCTCAAAGCCGCACCACACACAATCCCCAAGAAAAATGCTGCCTCGTTTTGGGACACCTTTGCCGAAATTTTCGGCATTCCCATGCGCGTTGCCAAAACCACCACCCGCGACGAAAAAGAGTGGCAGCGTCTACGCTCAATGATGAACGATGCCGGCTCTATGCTCGCCATGATCACTACAGGCGAAACCGACATACAGTTCGTCGAAACATCCAAAAGCGATGCTTTCAACGTTTACGACCGACGCATCGACCGCGCTAACTCCGAAATTTCAAAACTCATCATCGGCCAAACAATGACCATTGAAGACGGTTCTTCGCTCTCGCAGTCGCAAACTCACCTCCAAGTCTTTGAAAATCTTGTCGAGGCTGACCGCGACATGCTCCGCGACATTGTCAACAACCAACTTCTGCCGCGCATGGTCACTCACGGCTTCCCCGTTGCCGGCCTACGCTTTGAGTGGGACGATGCCATTGACTACACTCCCGAGCAACAACTCGCATACGAGCAGGTAATCGCCGACCGTTACGACGTTGACCCGGCTTACTTTGCCGAAAAATATAACATGCCTGTCGGCGCTCCTCGCAGCATTATGCCCATGCAACCCACAGCGCAATCCGACGATGATGACGATGCCGCCGATGACAGCAACACAGCAAAAAACGCTCACCCTTTTTTCGACTGAGCCTCGCTGACTACGCGGGGCTACACAATCGTTATCGCTCCATCATTGGCGACTCGGCAACCTTTGCCGACAACTCCGCACTCTCCGATGCCGCCGCACGCCTCTCATCGCTATTCTCTTCTATGATGAAGGCGCTCTACAACCAACATGGCGCCACGCTCGACATCAACATCCTCGCCTCCGATCAGGCTCAGGCTTTCATGTCAGCGCACGCCTCTACTCTCGACTCATCATTCGAGAAAACCCCCATGTCCGATGCCATGCGCGCACGCTTGCAGCGCTCCAACTTCATCTTCTCGGGCATGAAAACATTCCACGAGCTCAACGAGGCTTTCCCCTCTCTGCTCGATGAGAACGGCGAACGAAAAACCTTCGAACACTTTCTTAACGACGTTCAAAGCATCGACAAAACTTACAACAAAAACTACCTGCGCGCAGAGTACAACTTCGTACACTCTTCCGCTCAAATGGCGGCAAAATGGGACGAGTTCTCGCAAGACGGTGACCGCTACTACCTCCAATATCGCACCGCCGGCGACGGCAAAGTCCGCCCCGAGCACGCAGCTCTTAATGGCGTAACTCTCCCGGCTTCCGACTCTTTTTGGAGCGAGTTCTACCCACCAAACGGTTGGAATTGCCGCTGCACCGTCGTTCAAGTACGCAAAAACAAATTCCCGGTCACCGACCACGATGAGGCCGTAGCACGTGGCAACGATGCACTCCAACGCGACACTCGCGGCATATTCCGCTTCAACCCCGGCATCGAAGGCAAATCCGTGCCCGACTACAACCCTTACACCATTCGCCGCTGCCGCGACTGCGACAAATCTAAATTAATGCTGGCTCGTTTTATTCCTAATAATGAACTGTGTGCCGCGTGTCAGGTAGTACGCACGTGCGAAAGCCTACGCGCTGAGGTTATTAAACTTGGCAACGGTCGCATCGAGGTCAGCAATATGGTCAATCGCAATGACGCTGATTTCAACAAAATCATGGATGTGGCTAAACACTTCGCCAAAACAGGTGAGGAGGTTATAATTACTCCTAAAAAGTCACGCCCGTCTAAATTTCAATATGATTGCATTTACGGCGACCTCAAGGGCACTAAATACTATGGTAAATGCCCTGACTTAAAAGTTGGTGATAAATGGTACGAGCATGAAGGCTTCATCTCTAATAATCCCAAAAACGCATTCAGAAATATGCTCAACGATGGTTTAATACAATGTGATAGACTTATCATTGATCGCCCGGATTTAACCGAACGATATATGTTGCGCGGTATTATTAATCGAATAAAAAATGGTGTTGCTATAACAGAAATTTTAATACACGAAAGTGATGGTTCAATATCGACGCTGTATAAAAAAACGGACGGTTGACCGATTGGTCAACCCCCGCTGGCGAGGAATTGGTAGTCATTAGCTACGAAATCCTCATCGCAAAATTACAACTTATTTTTCACATCCCAA